GTCAACGAATATGGGGCCGGACCCGAACGCTCCCATCATCTTGAAGACTGAGTGGTTCTGCGAAGCAAAGTTAGCATGCGGCGTGTAGCGGTACTGAAACAAGATACGGGTGGCCGTCTCGAAGTACAGCCGGGTGGCCCGGTCCTTCATCACGTACTCATTGTTGGCCGCGAGCTGGTGCCACGTCTGGTTCCGGGGGGTCAGCAAGCTGTCGCAGATCGCGGCGAAGCGCGAGAGCGCCATCATGCCGGTGGCATCCACCTGCCGATCCGTCTTTTTCACACCGGGAAGTGGGATAGCCCCATAGGAAAAACTGCCCCGGAATGTTGGCATCAACAACGCGGCGATTTCTTCACAGAGAACCGACAGGTTAGCGCGGTTAGCGCGTAGTTCCTCGAACTCCCGCAGCGTCTCAAGGACGGCTTCCCCTTCGAGGTCGGAAACCGTGCGCGCCATCGTCATGTCGTATTTCACCGAACCGCTCCTGTCCCGAAGATATCGTAAGCCGCCCCTCCCATGAGCGTCTCCGCACGCACCCCAGGGAACGACATGGCCCGGCGACCGTCCATGTAGTCGTCAATGCCATTGCGCTGCGCCAGCATCCGCTCACGCTTCTTCCGTTCTTCCTCGTCCAGTTTCTCCGGGTATATCAACCCTTCGAGCCCGAGATCGGACAGAACGGGCGATGTCGTCATGGACGATTTGAGATAATCTGCCGGCATTTCTGACTCCAACGGCGGAGAGTGTGGCACACAATATACTTGATCCCCCGCCAGTCCGCAATTTCGAAACCTGCCCAGAGAACTACCAGCACCATCAGCATCGCCCCCCAATGCCATATAATCCAGAGCCAATATGGTTCGACCGTCATCACCTGGGCCAGCACTTCCTGCGGCTCCCGACCGCATTGTGGGCGCGTATCTGCCGCACCGTATCCACAGTGTCCCTCTTGGAACTGTAAGTCACCGGCCGCCAACCGGCGCACACCGAAGCCTTACTTGTCGCGGTCGCGATTGTACCTGTCGTGACGCAGTTCGTCAGGAGTAGCAGTAGCGGCAGCACTATCAGCGTCCTGCCGAGCGTTCTCACCCTCCCGGATGGCCTGGGATACGGAAGCATTCCATGCAGCCTTGCACGCATCGTAACCCTCCTGTTTCACGCGATGATGCCATACCCCGTACCCAATCAACAGCACCAGAACCGCGATACCCGCGGCCCCGAGCTTGAACATAAGCGGCATGGCGAACGGGATCATTCTTTCCTCCCCCACATGAACCAATAGACCGCGGCGCAGACGAGCACAAGCACACAAAGGGCCAGTACCAGCTTGAAATCAAAATCCACCGTGAACGACCCGCCGCCGAGAAGACCGCCAATCCCGAGCCCGGCGCCCGTCAGTTTCACCCAGAGACGTTTGTACCACGGCAGTTGCTCAGTATCCTCCGGTCTCTCATCCGGTTTTTCGATGTCGGGCGGAGGCACGTTTTTTGCCGGAAGCACATCCGGGTGCTTTTCCAACATGGGTTTCTTCATGGGGAGTTTCTTGGTGGGCCACCGATATCCAAGCACCGCCGACTTCAAGTACGGCGTTTCATTGACTGCATTGCGCTGATTGCCGCCAAGCAGGATCAGCGACCCACCGTCCCAACGCACGAAGAACCCTACGTGTCCTTGCCACGACGATCCCCCGCGAGTGAGCACCACGATGCACCCCGGCACCGGGCGGTCGAGGGGCTCCCCCAGGTTCAGAAACGACCGCGCCGCCAGTGATCCGGTGCCGGCGTATCCTCGCCTGACCAGCATTGCATTCGCAAACGCCGCGCACCATGCCGTCTCATCGTCCTTGACTTCAGGGTGCCCGGCGTCACGGAAGAAATCGAGAATGGCCGGGTTATGCTTCGTCCCCGGAATTTCTTTCAACCCCCGGAAAGTCCTGGCGAGATCATACCACGGGGCCTCAGACATCACACTTTCCTCCGTGCCCTGGCGCAACTGGGTCTAACCCGCACCCGCTTTCCAGTCCGGTGTTCAATCCGCGCAACCAAGAACTGCATCTGGGGGCTACGAAGGTAGGACTGGCATTGCTCTTGTGTCAACCATACCGTGCTGTCCCGTTCCGCCACCTGAACCCCGGTGAACGATAAGAACGTCAACAGCAGGATGAACGCGGTCCCAGGCTCCAGCAGCATCAGAACTCGACAGGTTTCTCCCCCGCCTTCAGTTGCTCCATCGCAGCGACCTTCGCTTCAAGTTCAGCAATCCGCTGCTCTTTCCGCCGCAGGTCCAGTTCACGCGCATCCGCTTCCGCCGCCTCCCGCGCTTCCTGGACCCGCTCCGCCTCCGTCAAATCCCCCGCCGGCCGTACAAGCTGCTTCAACAACGCAACCAATTCGACACTGGACGAACCGCGGCCCATCGCGTCCTCGATCTTCCGCATCCGCTCCATCGCCGCTTCGTGCGAGGCCCGGTTCGGGTTGGACAGTGAGCCGATCCCCTGCTCAATCGGCTGACCATCCGGCCCGATCTTCACGTTATCCCCGAAAACGGCCTTTTCCGCCGCGGTTGCTTCTCGCATCCGATCCTCCCGCTGTATGGAATAGCGCGCCATCAAATGCCCAAATGCGGGTCAAAGTCAACCCCTTCACACATCCGCTCCATGCCGGCACGCGCCGCCTTGGCGCTTTTCCCCCCGAGCAGCACCGCCCTGGCCGCACGTTTCATCATCACGGCCACGCGCGTTGCCGACATCAAGTCATCGCGAACCTTGACGATCTGACCATCCTTGCGGTGATAGTTGCGGTATTCCTCGAACCAGTCCGACAGATGCCGCGCGACCTTGAGCCGCCCGGACTGGAACCGCTGGTCCATTTCCAGAAGCCCGGCTTCGGTCGAGAGGCCGCCGTCTTCCCAGGTCGCGTGCTTGGCCAGCATCGCGAGCCCCTGCCGACGATACAGCGATGCCAAGTCCTCCCCCGACCCCTTCTCGCGCGCGGTGCCGTCCTGCGGCCACGCCACCGGCACGTCGATACCGATCGGCTTCATCGCCGCCGCATGATTGATCGGCAGACCGTCCGCGATCCGCAGGGCCGAATGGACGTGGATCACGTCGTTGTCCCGGTCCCACAAGACCAGCACCGCGGCGAACGGATGGCCGATGCCGAAGTCAATGCCCCACAGCTTCGCCCAATGCGTCGGCACCGACGCGATGGGTTCCTCCTTGATGAATTCCTCGTCGTAGGTGAAGATGCGACCCGACCCGAGCATCGGCACCCCGAGCGCACGCGCATCGCGTTCGTGCTTGAGATACCCATCGTACCGTTTCTTCTTCTCGTCCGCGGTGAAATGCTCCGCGTCATCGAGCGTCATCGTGACGAGCCCGCGGTCGTCATGCGCTTCTTCGGTGAACCGCTTCACCAGGTCGGTCTTGCCAAACAGCGGCGTAAACGTCGTGAACAAAATCCCGTCGCCGCGCAGCCGCGCGAGAAACTCGGAGTAGATTTCCATCTTCTCCGGTTCCTCGTCGGCCCAACCTACGTCGATGGTGTCGCCTTGGAATTTAGCGCGACCCTGCTCATACGATTTGAAGTGGATGGTCGAGACGCCATCCTCTTTGCCGAACGTCTTGTGCCGCACCTGGATAGTGTCGATCGCGTCCGTCACGCCGCGCGCGAGAGAGTAGTCAACGATCGCCGCCCGCGGCAGATAACCCGTGCCATGATCGGCCACGACGCCGGGCGTGCCGACGAGCTTGCGTTGCTGGATGTTGCGCACGTCGAGTGACGTAACGCCGGCAGCCCAGATACGAACCGGGCGCTGGTACCGCCGACCCTTCCACCACGGAGGGTATTCGCCGGATGCATGAACAGCGCACTCGAACGCGCCGGCTTCCGATTTGCCGACCTGGTTGCCGGCGATCAGCAGCCGCTCACGTTTCGTCGTCCCCAGATCGAAGAACTCGCGTTGCTTCGGGTACGGGGTGAAGAACAACGCGCGGTGAAACCGCTTGCGGCCTTCGACGGCTTCCAGCGTCTTCAGCGTATCCTTGAGTTTTTGTCGCGCCTCCGGGGCCAGCGTCGTCATAGCGCCATCGTCCTCGTTTGAATATGTAAAGCCCCTCGCTCACTTCCTCGCTGCCGCGGACGAACAGCACATAGACGCCGAACGCCGGCTTGTCGTGCTCGAACACCTGGCCGTTGTACGGCCCACCGACGCAGCGCCCGCGAAACATCACTGATGCTCCCACACCTTCTTCTCGGCGTTCCAGCAATAGAGATGCGTGGTGTACTCGGTCACGCCCACCGGCTCGTCATACCGCGCGGTGATTGTCACTTGAAACGCCGAGCCGCGCGCCGAGTGACGATAGCCGTCGTATGGCCCGCCGATGCAGGGCCCGGAATTGTAGTCGCTCATGTGGTGTCCTCCTCCGTAACAGTGAACTCCGCATCCACCACCGGCAGCTTCTCGACCGCAGCCGTGGTAGGACGCGCCGCGAGAGCGGCTGCCTCCACCATTGCTTCACCGAGCAGTTGCTTCGGGTCGATGCCGTGCTTCTTCGCCAGCTCCGCGGTGCGCTTCAGCAACTCCTCGTCGCTGATGTCTTCGTTCTTGACCGTGACCTTCTGCTCCGTCGTCTCGTGGAAGCCGGTGCGGTTGAGGATCGCGGTCGCGGCCTTGAGACGGATGCGCTTGTCGGTGTCGTCGCACAATTCGATCAGCGTCGAGATCGCGGTGGCAACTCCGCCGTCGAGACGCTTCGTCGCCTCCTCGCGGATCGCTGCCTGTATCCGGTCGTCCGACACCAGGTAGTTCTGCGAGCCGTTGGAATACCCGGCCTCCAGCGCCGCCTTCTTGGCCGAACCGTAGCCGCCACCAAGCTCCAGAAACTTTAGGACGAAAAGTCGCATCTTGTCGTTCGGCAGGGCCAGCATGGACGGGCCGAATCGACCGTCAGGAGCATTGGCAACGTCGGGGAGGGTGGCGAAGGACATGGCTCGTAGGTCTATAGTGGGAGCCGGGGGGCGTCAAGGTGTACCCAGCGTAAGGAGGGTCCCACAATTGGACAACCGGAGGCCGCCGGGGCGCAAACCGGGGTGCGCAACTATATTACCCGGTCTTTAGGAATGTAGTCCGGG